ACTCAGTTTCGACAACCGCAGGATTCGAACCTACGAGACAATTTGTCAGTAGATTTCTAGTCTACCGCCTTAACCACTCGGCCAGGTTGCCTATTTCCGATACGGGGAATTGAACCCCGGCCAAAGGAGTGAAAGCCCTCTATCCTAACCACTAGACTATATCGGATAATTTTGCTGTTTCCCTTTTTCAAACTGAATAAGTGTTTTTTGAAATTGCTGTTTGGAAACATATTAAGGTCCCAACGGGACTCGAACCCGTGATAGCAGATTCAAAGTCTGCGGTGCTAACCACTACACTATGGGACCAGAGCTAGTTTTTTAACGAGTACCTGCAACCTCACATAGTCCTAACGGGAATCGAACCCGTATCTAGTCCGTGTAAAGGACTTGTGCTAACCGCTACACCATAGAACCAGGGTGGACTATGTTCAGCATGAAAAGCGTCCAACCTCTTCCGCCCAAGGGCTTTCTTTCAGCACATCCCGCCCATCTGAATATGCCATTTTTGGGACTAATGATTCCCCCGACATCTTGCCCAAGGATGTCGGAACAAGTCTATTTTTGGTAGATACAGACAAACTTTTTTTGGGCAGGGGCTCCCCGAAACACCCGATGAGGGACTTGAACCCTCGACCACCAGATTAAAAGTCTGGCGCTCTACCGACTGAGCTAACCGGGTACCATTTATGGTAGTGTCAGTTTTCGGTAGATCTAACAACTTTTACTATTTCTTTTGTTCAAGTTGGTGGAACTCGGGTGATATAGTGAAACACCTTTTTATTTATTTTATTGATCGACTCGATTATATCATTACTATAATTTCATCATTTTTATACATACATTATTTTACAAATCTACAAGCAACTGTTTTCTCAGAGACGGCTACTCTGGCTGGGCGGTTGACCCAGAGTTACTCAGTGCGGGGATTGAACCCGCGACCCTCAGCTCATAAGACTGATGCTCTAACCACTGAGCTAACCGAGCATATCTATTCTTTGCTGTGATTCTTTTTATTCAATTTTTTAGAACATCCGCTTATTATTCTGACGAATATTCTAGAAAATCATATTCTGCTTCACATTCTATAATCATGGTTTATCTTTATATTTGTTTTATTACTATTTTAAAAGCATAAGAAAAATATGTTTAATATTTTACATCTACCTACGTTTCTCAAATATACTAATCTACTCATCATCCGAATCGCTCCACTCCGTCCATGACTTCGGTACTTGAAGTTCCAACTTTGACCGAAATGTGACATATGGGTACAGTCTCTCAAATTCATCATCCGATGAATCGTCTGCAAGTACACCAAATCCTATCTTGACTTCTGCGATCTTTAACTCCTGTTTATGCTTTTCCTCATTTTTCTTCTTCATTTTAGTTATGAAATTACTGAGACTCTGCATTACGTTGTATTTTGGCTTTCTATTTTTCTCCAGAAAGTTGGGACAAACAACGCGTCCCTTTGGGTCCTTGAAATTATGTCCACCATAAACTTGAATAGACTCACAATTATCCTTACAGAACTGGCATTCTGTAGCCTTAACTTCACCCTTCACAGATTTGGTGAAACCGATACGACGAGACATTTTATTTACTTAACTTCGTTTGGATAGATTTACTTTTTTGATAACTTTCTATTCAATTTTTTATGCAAATTTTTAAATTACAAATTCAGAAAAATAATATCTGTATTTAGAAATGAAATCCGGTATTCAAATACTTAAAAAAATAATGGATTGCCCAAAAAGTAAAACCATTTTTAATAGAATAAATCCTATTTTATTTGATGTATCCTTACGAGATGGTATTCAAAACGCAAAACCTGAAAACTTCACAACATCTAAAAAAATGGAACTATTTCATTCTATTTTAACTAATTTACAACCGCAAAAAATAGAGATAGGTTCACTAACTTCTTCAAAAATTCTTCCAATTATGGAAGATTCTCTTGTATTACATAATTATGCAGCAAATTATTTTAACATTCAAAAGAAAAAACCCATTATTGCGAATCCCAACATATATTTATTAATTCCTTCTGAAAAAAAAATGTTATCTGCAATAGAACATGGTATCAAAAACTTCTCGTTTATTACATCGGTATCTGATCAATTTCAAATTAGAAATACAAATAAAACAATTCAAGAAACAAAACATGATTTTGACATTCTTTTTAATAAATGGTTCAAAGAACCATGTCAATTTCATAAAAAACTATATATTTCTTGTATTAATAAATGTCCGATTCTAGGTAAAATAGATAATGATTTTGTATTAAAAGAGGTTTTATATTATCATCAAAAATATGATTTTGACGAAATCTGTTTATCCGATACCACAGGATATTTGGATTATAATGATTTTGAATATATTGTTGAAAATACTTTATATTTTGGTGTTGCTCCTTCAAAATTATCCTTCCATTTCCACTGTCCAAAAAATAATTATGAAAATCTAGAGAAAATAATCTACTATTGTTTTTCTAATAAACTGAATAAATTTGATGTCTCTATGTTAGAAACTGGTGGATGTAGTGTAACTATGGATTCTACTTATCTTAATCCAAATTTGAGTTATGATTTATTTTATAATATTTTAGATAACTATATCAATAGATATATAGAATTAGAAGAATTTTATACAGAAGAAGTTCAATTGTAAAAAATTGATCGAAAACTTTATTTTTTGTTTCCTAATAAAAACTCAGCAACAAAGATGCCAAGACTTACCCGTGATCAGCAATTCCAGAAATCCTTTAAAGAGTTTTTCGATAATAGAATTTGTACATATTATCCTACTATGGAGTATAGTATTCAGTCAATTACCGAAAATAAAAATCTATCAGAACAGAATTATGTATTACATATTCCTCGTAATATTGTAGATTTTCATATTGATGTATTTACTGTAAATAGTGACGGAACCATACATCCACCTGGACCAATTATGAAAAAACAGTATGTTCCAAGTTGTTATGACTTGATTGAACGTTTTGAAAATCATTTTGAACAATATAAATTACAAAACCATCTACGCACCTTATCTTTTGTAAGCGTCACAGACTATTGTTACGAAAAAGAGGGAGTAATAATTCCTTCTACGATTATCGATACAGAAATACAAGAAAATGATGAACATGAATCTATGTTTAATCAGTATGATCTAAAACTTAAATTCCTAGTTGTTTATCATAAAACCCATCTTCCTTTCCCAGTACCTCTTACTACAAAGGACCAATTTGAGCAGGCATGTAAAAAACTAGAAGCACGCAATACTGAACTTTGCATTAATCTAAAATCAGTTACTACTATGTACCAAGAAAAAGAAGAACAATACAATATATTACGTCGTAAGATGCGTATTGAACGTAGGAATATTGAGAATAAATACCAGACTATGTTCGATAAAATGCAAAAGAAGTTTGCGGAGTTTTACAGTGAAAAATCAGTACAAGATGATTGTCCTGTTTGTTGGGAAAAGATTGACTCAACAAAACTTAAGGTACCTGGCTGTTGCCATACGATTTGTACAGATTGTTCTGGAAAATGTGATAGATGTCCGATTTGCAGAGAAAGTTATTAAAAATATTTACTTCTATTAAAAACATGCAAAATGATTTAGCAAGAAGCATCATTTTTTCTTTAAATACTATATAGAATGGAAAACGTACAAGAGAAAAAGGAAAATACAAATGAAGCATTATCAACAGATGAAATGATTGTTGAATCACCTGCTCCTTCAGTAGAGGAAACAACAAATGCTAGCGAAATTTTAGATAATGAGGAAAATGAAATGCCTATGGAACAAAGTGAAGAAGCCTCTGTTCCTATGTCTGTTGAAACACCTAGCCCTAAAACTCCTTTGAAAACTTATATTCGAACTAAAAAATGCCCATCCGGTTGCGTAAAAAAAACACGTTGCAAGGGTCCGATTAAAGGTGGAAAACGCAGTAAAAAATCCAAAAAATCAAAGAAGAACATATCCAAAAAATCTAAAAAGGCAAGGAAAAGCAAGAAATAAATGGTAAAAAATTGAATAATTGCATTTTCTATTGAAGTATCAATAAAAAATGAAGACACGAAGTCAATCTAGAGAATTCGAAGTCAATATTGATTTTGATGAAGCATCAAGGCTATGGAATTCAAATAAAAAGAGATTGAATAATGGTTGTTATGAGTATGTTTGTGGAAAACCATTAGAAAACGGCTTGTTTTGTAAAAGAAAGCCAAAAAACTCTCAATTCTGTTGGGTACATAAACCAAAATATATTTAGTAATTAATTCGAAAAATATATAGAAATAAAATATTTTTTATTTCTATAATGGATAACGTTACTGTTACGCAAGATTCCCCCGAAGTCGCTCCCCAACAACAAGAAGTCCTCTTAACGGATGTTGAGATCACAAATGAGAACATGGCTCTTAACGTCCTTGTCTCTTTTTTAGGCGTTGCCCAAAAGCGTGGATCATTTAGCATCGCCGAATCTGCTAAGATTTACGAGTGCATTAAAATGTTTGTATCAAAGGCTGAGTCCTCTGCATAAATCGTGTAAATAATTCTTACAGTCTGCTATAAATTCTTCATCAACCTTTATTATTTGCTTTTGAAATTTACCCTTTAATAGAGCTAACATTATTGTATTTAATTCAGTTACGGTTGCTTCTAATCGTAATAATTCACCTGTTTTGATATTAAATATTTTGAATACTTTTTCATCAGATTTTCGGTCATCTAATGAAACCCTTACTCTCCATAACCACGCATAAATTACTACTTGTAACATATGATCAATAGAAATTTTACTCGTACATTTCATTTCCCATACAGAATCAACAGTTATTAAGTCAGTTCTTGCAGTAAACCGAAATTTTATATCTGAGCCAAAATGTGGTGCTAAGAATTCATCTATTTTTACGTGTGCTTTATCATCACTTTGGCTAATTATGGTTTCTTCTATTCTTGGTATACTATCTTTTGATTCATTACCAATTACATTATTTAATCTTTCAATACATCGTGTTATCATACTTTGACTTAACCAATTATATTCATCTCTATCGATTTGCTTTAACTTAAAATAAAGAGTCTCTTGAACAGCAACACTCACATTTGCTAGATATAAATAATCATTTATAGTTTCTATTTTTTCTGGTAAATCGTGTACTATATTTTTTAAATAGCTATGGTCATTCGGTTTCATATTATCAATAGAATTCCCGATTAAATTTAATAGAACATTTGAATTTGTTCGAGACCCCGACCATTTCTCACTCAAATAATCATAATAAATACAAGGAATTGCTATTCCATTTAAATCACTTATTTCTTCAAAAAAACCCCGCCTAGTTTCAATAATAATAGGAATATCAATTTCATCCATTTCTCTATTTTCCGATATAAAAATCTTATCTAAAATTGTAGAAACATCTTCTATTACAGATTCCGGAATAAATTTTATAAGCTCTGTCGGTGTTAAATTGTGTTTGTTTTGAAATAAAGCATCTCGAATACGTTCTTCTTCTTCATCTTCATAAAATAATGTCTGGTGATGACCTCGAAATTGAATATAATTGCTTTGTTTCATCTCAACATGACCTTTTTTCAAGAAATCAAGTGGCCTGTCTGTATGAAAATTATCACTTTCTAATACATAAAGGCCATGAGTAGCTCGAGTTGCAGCGACATAAAGAGTATTCGGACACTTATCTTTTGGTAAATTACGGGCATAAAATTTAAAATAGGATTGATCAAACCCTACGATAAACACAAATCTACGTTGCCGCCCTTTTACACAATGAAAAGTTGAAAATACTACTTTTTTATCTATTACACGTTCATCTATTTTATCATTTTCCAGCATAGGAACATGGCATGGAATTCCACGTTCTACTAATATGTTTTCTAATTGGCGAACATTACTATTTGCTCCTTTTACTGAGGATGCTAGTACAAATATATCTGCAGGAGAAAAGCCTTGTTCTAATAGTTTACATATTTCAGCAGCTACAATCCTCTCTATATTTTTCCTTGAATTACGAATATAGGTTACCGGTGCACCATCTCTACATGCCTCCATACGATTCTCTCCTAACATTACTTCATTTACAAATTTACACATTTGATTTGTAATTCGGTAAGACATTTTCATACTACAATAACGAAATTCCTGTGACTTTAAACAAGCAAAACCCTCCCATAAAATATCTGCAAAGGTTAAAAAACGAATATCCGCACCCTTAAATTCATATAAACCTTGCATGTAATCCCCTAGAATAAGTAGCTGAATAGGATGTCCGGAATCCCTTGCGAATTTTGCCATCAATTGAAAATATAAAAAAGTCATATCTTGAGCTTCATCCAATACAAAAACATCAATTTTGGGTAGTTTCTCTATGGGATGTAAATCTTTTAATATGATATAACGTATCCCCGTATCTGTGTATGAAGTAGGTAAATAATAACGAACTGCCAAACTATGGAATGTATGAACCTTCATATTTTTAATACCGGCCTTTTTTACACGATCCTTTACTTCAAACCGTAACATCGAATTATATGTCATTTGTAATAGAGTTTTACCTTCTGATTCTTTTGCTACAGATAAAATAAGGGTCGTTTTCCCAGTTCCTGCACAAGAATCGACAATAACATTATGTCCGTCTATCACATTTTTTAATATAATTTCCTGTTCTTCACTTAGTTCATTCATATAGATAGAAAAGAATACGGTTTTCTATTTATATTCATTTTTTTAACAACGAAAAGCAAATGCAAACGTTCCTACAGCAAGAAGTCCAAATACTAATCCAGTATGATAATATACTTGCATTCCACGATACATAGCTAACCAAGCTTTCGTTTGTTCAGGATCTTTAATATGTGTTAACATCCAATCTGATTTGGGCGATAAAATATAATAAAAATAGTTTGTTAAGAAAGAAATAGCAACTACAAAACAAACAAGAGAACCGGATGTAAATCTATCTTTACGTACCTTAGTGTTATAAAAAATAACCAATAACGCAAGAATAAATCCTAAAATATATCCAAAATAATAAATACGTGTTCTTTCATCTACAATATTTTGATATGTTTTTTGTAAATTCTCAGGTAGCTGTTTTTGATATTTTAAACAGACATCGCTTTGATAAGTAGCATAAGTCATATAAAACATTCCGATTAAAAAAACTGCAGAAATCGAACAACTTATTCCACAAGGCATCGAATATAACATATAAAAATATTTAAAATTCTATGAAATAGTAAATTTTTTTTTTATAAATCTATTGTAATGCCAACTTCTTTTTTATTAATTCTATTAACTGCATACATATACTGTTTTCATCTATATTATGATTCCATTTATTATGCCAATGATAGCAAAAACTACCCGCAAAAAAGTTTAAAAAATCATATTTTTTATTAGTATATTCAAAGAAATTATCAAGTCCAATTTTATATGGATTTTGAATCCAACCTCCGTCAAACCAACTACATGGTAAAAGTAACATATCTAATGGTAAATCATATGTTAAATTTGCTTCTTGAAATCCCCAACCAAGATTACGTTCCATAATAAACTCCATATTCTTTTTCATCTTCTTAGATTTGGGTTCTAACGATATATAAATTGCATTATTTGCATATTGTTTATTTTCCCAATGATAAAGGATGATTTCATCTTTAAAATAATAAAATAATGGGTCAAAACTACGCAAAAAGAAACAATCTAAATCAAACCATACACCACCATAATTATATAGTAATAAATTTCTAATAAAATCTGCATAATATGCAATACTGAGAAACCTATAGTTATACTTTTCTAAAAATATTGAATTGTTTTTCTCAGAATCTAATGAAAAAAACCTTATTTCAGCGTAATTTTCTATTAAAGTATTAAAATGATTTGGCATATTATTCTCCAACCATAATATAATTTTATGGTTTTTATTATGTACATTAAAATAATAGCAAGATAAAATAGAATAGAAGTGCTTCTCAATTAAGTCTCCGTACCAATAACTATGAAAAATAACAGATTTATCATAGTCATGATGTAAGGTTTGGGCTATTTTAATGGTTTTATAATAATCAGATGTATTTATTAAGATTTTCATGGTATATTATGATAAATTTCTTTTATTTCTATTGAAACAAAACAAAAAAGTCGAGGACGATTTTAAAAATGGACAAAGAAACCTTGTCCATTTTTTATTTTGCCAAAGAGTTTTATACAAAAGGGTCGTTGTTACTGTCATGCAGTAAAACCTGAAAAATACGAAAAAACCTCGCTGCATAATTTGTTACCATAAATTGATGGTCAAATCGGCACAGAAGTTGGCGGCACACTTTAGGAAAACTTCTGTGCCGAAATTTTAAGTATGAATTTCTTAGCATAATAGAGGTTATTATATTTTTAAACCAATTATGTCTTATCGAGTGGCACAGAAGTAACTTCTGTGCTTCTGTGCCAAAATGATTCCGCGTAAAACTATATAAAATAAAATAGGGATAGATAGTATAATGGAAAATAAAAGAGCACGGAAAATTACCTATTTTTATAAAACATGGGATGAAAATATAATAACAAATTTAAAATTATTACCTTGTAAATATCATATTTTTGGTGAAGAAAAAATATCCAATCTATTGAAAGGATGTATTTATTTTTCAAATCCAAGAGCTATAAATAACATCAAAAAAAACTTAGGTGGTGAAATTTCTATTGATGATAATGAATTTGATATTAAAAATTATGATGATTTAAATAATATATGGGAAAGCGGTGACCGACCAACTCAAGGAAAACGAAAAAAAATAACAAAAAATGATAGTAAAAATGAATTAGTTCCAGTAACAAATTCTATTATAGTGCAAAATTCATCGCTTATTGAACAGAGTAAAGAAATATGCCAATATTTAATGAAACAGAATCAACAATTATTAGAGGAGAATAAGCAGTTAAAACAAACAACTGCTAATTCGATGACGATTACGAATAATATAGAGAAAGTAGAGAATAAAACATTTAATATTAATGTATTTTTAAATGAAGACTGTAAAAATGCGATTACCTTAGGTGAATTTATTAATTCACTTAAAATCGAAGATTCAGACCTGTTCTGTGCAAAAGAAAAAGGGCTCGTAGAGGCAATTACGAATATATTTCATAGAGGATTAGAAAATTGTGATATTAATTCAAGACCTGTTCATTGTACAGATACGAAACGCGAAACCCTACATATAAAAGATGATGATGGATGGGTAAAAGAATCAGGATCAGATTCAAAGAGAATGAAAAACGCAATTACTAGTATTTCAAATAAGAAAATTAAAAAGCTATCCGAATACATCAAAGAACATCCAGAATTTAATAATGTACGCTCACCCGAATATGAGGAATGCCTACAAATGATGCGTAATGTAATGGGTGCATCTGAAGATTCTGAGAAAACAGAGAAAAAGGTTCTTAAAAATATCGCAAAATCTGTATACATAACAGGAAATTCATAGGTTATTAGCGATTTTTACGTGTTCCATTAGGTTTAAAATTCTTATTAAATTGAATAGCCCGTAATAATTTCATCTGTTTCATAGCATTTTCTTTCGTAGTACATTTTGCAAATACCTTTTTATTTTCTTTATTTGTAACTCGATAACAAGATTTTCCACGAACTTTACGACTTTTATATGGCATGTCTTTTTATATAATATAAAAAGACATTATTAAAGGTCATACATCATCTTAAAATCTAAACAGAACGAAAAGTTCGCATTATTCATATTTAAAATACGTCCATATTCATCATAAAGCTGTATTTTAATTCTCTGAATATCTACAGGACCAAAATATTGACGAGGTTCTGTAATAATCGTAAAATTATTTTCCTTGAGAGAACTAAAATGTATTCCTTGAATAGAAATACGAGCTAAAATATTAGGATTCAAAATAGATTTATTAAAAATACTAATAAATTGATTATTTGCATTATTATTAAAGTCATCAATAGCAAGATAAAGATACCTTATAGTTGACATCTCTATTATTGTATCAGAAACATACATTTTAGCCCCCTCATATTTGGGTTTAATAAAGCCTAGATTCCAACCGATTTTCGAAAATAGAGATGTTGTATCTGAAACACCGCTTTGTTTTTTAGTAAAATCTAATGTAATAGAATTAATGAATTCAGCACGCTTTCCAACGGTTTTTATCGTGACTTTTCCCGTACCTGAATTTGTAGAGTCAATATCTAATGATAATTGTACGTAAGAAAATACATTATCTGGATAAATTAAATCTTGATTATCATTTACAGGCGCAATTAATTTGTTTATTGTCTTTATAAGGCCATCCGAATTATAATTACCATCCGGAATAATAAAAAATTCTTCGACGGTAATTCCTGTAGAAGAATAATCAAATGAATTATAATTCACACTTAAATAAAGATAATTATTCCCAAAATTTTCAGAAATATTGTAAAAAACCAACGGTAATTCAATAGACGATAGCTGCATAGAAACGACTTTATTTAACTTATTCGGAATATGCATATTAAAATCCGAACTTTGTGTCGTGTATAGATTATCTCTGAAACGTGTATCGATATTTAATGTTTTCGTAATCACACGTGTATTAAGTGGGTTCATAGTTCCCGGGAAAAATTCACTAGGGTTTGAATAAATAAACTGGCGTTCAGGTCGATTAATTAATTCTTCTGTTCGTGAAGGAGGTTCTCTGGATAATGGGGTATCTAATTTATCTAATTTATAGTTCTTTGGTATAGCGGAAGGCGTATTATCCATCGCAGTTTTATCACATTTAACAAATGTTAACCATTCTTTTGCCTTTGTTAAAAATTCTATTAAATCACTCTTAAATCGTTTATTAATATGACCACTTTTTAATAGTTGTTCTCGAATCTCATATTCTTTTAATTCAATATCAGCAGCAGTATACTTTGAATTTGGTTTTAATTTAAAGAATTTCTCAATATCTTTGATATTATAGTTATTAATATCTAAATCCAGACTATCCATATATAATTAACATACGATTTTTTATCTTATTTACATGCGGATTTAGAAAAGATATTAATAAATGGTTTTATTAATAATTTTTTATTTATATTTTTATTTTCGGAGTGTTTATTATAGTAAAAGGAATATGTCTTCTAGTGATTATACTGCTTTAAGAAAAATGTCACAAGTAAATTCATTAGCTGTTCGACAACCAGGAGTTTGGTTTGATGTAAATGCTTCTAGAGATATTATAGGATGTGTTGATAATGGTATAACAGGACCCATGGGGGATTATGGGCCAACTGGACCAAGGGGTATAGCTGGTGCTGCATTATTTACTTTAATACCAAGAGGACTTTTAAGCGGTGATCCTACATTTCCATCAAGTTTAAGTTTACCCACGAGTAATTCAATTTTAAAAACACAAGTAACAAATTTTCCAGATATCATGTTAACAGGTGAAATGTACAGTAGCATTTATATGTCATTTACTCTTGATAATATACCTTCAAATATCTATGTTGGTGTTACATTCGATTATAATCGTTGTGCATATGGATTTCATATTGATGAATTTTCAGCAGTTTCTTTAAAATATAATGGTGGGGAAGTTACAACAACAGGAATGCTTATGAGATCGGAAGTATTATCATTAACTGTGTCTAGTACTGCTGTTAAATTTTACAGAAGTGGAGTTCTTGTTTATTCTATAGATAGAACAGAACAAAATGAAACATTTAAAGGGTACTTTTCATTAGGATCTGTAAATAATACGATAAATAACATAGTAATGTACCCTTTAGTAGAAGGAGTTACAGGTTCTAGGGGTCCAACTGGTGCAATCGGATTTACTGGACCCGTAGGTGCAGGAATTCAAGGAATTCCAGGCTCTACTGGCCCAAAGGGTGATAAGGGAGATAAAGGTGATAAAGGTGATTGTGGCCCAAGAGGGCATCATGGACCTGAGGGACCTAGAGGTCAAGATGGTGCACGTGGTGAAAGAGGTGAACGAGGAAGACACGGTAGTCCTGGGAAAAGAGGTCCTTCTGGAAAAGCAACCAATACAGGCGCACCTGGTCCTCCCGGTCCTACAGGAGCGCAAGGTATTGCAGGGTGTGATGGTTCACATGGAATTTCTTCCAATACTGGTTCAACCGGTTACACCGGCTATACTGGAGTTCCCGGCTCTACAGGGTCAACTGGACCACCAGGAAATCCAGGAACACCTGGTAGTTCAGCAAACACCGGCGCGCAAGGTCCTACCGGCTATACAGGCCCAATTGGCTATACAGGCCAAATAGGGTATACAGGTGTTAAAGGGTCAACAGGTAATCCGGGTCAAACAGGATATACGGGGTGCCAAGGTCTTCAAGGACCTACTGGACCTCCTGGACCCGCTGGTTCTGGTTCAGGAACAGGAAGTGTTTACATTTCTACACCAGCATATACAAAAACATTTTTACTACAAATTTATTATAAATTAGTAAATGGTAACCTGACAAATTCATTAATTATAGCGGATATATCTCATAATTTATCATCCGCATTTAATGTCTATTTCAATAATGCAAACGGCGCAAGTACAATTTATTTGCAAAATAATAATATTACTGATGTAAATAGTTCATTTAAACTAGTACCATTAACTGCTATAAAAGAAGCAGCTCAAAGTTTTGATGGACTTCCAACAACCAATACTGTAATTACATGGAATTATAATAAAGTTTGGAATCAAGGTGCATTAACAGTAACAACAATATCACCTGGTATAAATTCTTCATTTTATCAAGTACAACCAAATTATTCTGGTATTAGTTTGACAAATTCTAGATCATATAGTACATCTACACAAGTTAATACAGGCAATTATTCAGTTATAACAGCAGGCCAAACCGCGGTTACAACTCCTGGCTCATTCGTTGGTAATACAATAGGATTTTCAGCATCGTATAGTTCAGCTGGTGTTGGTTCAGGAAGATTAATTACACAATGTGGTACTTCTGAAATAGCAGCTGATCCTATAACTGGAATAGTTCCAAATGTTTTCATAAATTTAGCAAATGTGTATTTAACATTTCTCACAGAAATTTGTTAATTCATATGCTACGAAAACAATTATATAGAATTAAATTTTCTCAAAATAAAAATTAATTCTTAGTTAAGGAATATCAATAATATAATATAGTAATAAAATATACGATGTCTAATTTTAATAATGTATTTCCTGTTTGTATTCAAATATCATTAATATCAGGTTCCATAAATAGTAATAATATTCATAATAATGGAAATTATACATGGTATGGCGCATTTAATTATTCTGCATCATCACAATTTATTGATAACTATAATAATACATACCAATATACTTTATCGGATATAAAACCTGGTTTTTGGATTGCTACAAAAAATGGTATGGCATGGAGAATTTATGATAGTAAAAAAAATACGGATGGTTCTTCAACATTTTACCTAGAAGATGTTGATAATTATTGTATTAATCTAGATAATACAGGACAAAAAGGAATTCCTACGGATAGTGAATTATTAATTGCATTTGAAGTAAATGAAGAAGGCCAGCCACTAATATTTCCAACAAATAATTTTAATGATAATTTAAAGCAACTTCCAATAGAAATGATAAATAGATTTTCGGTTTTTAATATTGCAAAAAAAGATATTAGTATTTATCAAATAAATCATGGCCTTTCGATTGGCCAACCGATTTGGTTGGACTCAACTGATGGTCTGTATAAAAAGGCTACGAACTCTAAATTAATAATTGGCATAGTTACAAATGTATCACTTAAAGAATCAACGAACATAGCAATCTCTACTACAGTAGATAATTTTACTTTCAAACCCTACGGAACATACTATTATGATTTGCAACATAGTTTCCCCAATTTGGATTTTTCTTCTTATTCTACTGGCCAATTTGTATATATATCAACAGATAAAATACAAAATTTTGTAGGAGTACAACCAAGTACAACATCGCAACCAATATGGGTATATTTGGGTAAGGATAATAAAACCAAACGTCAATCAGCTATTTTATTAAATTCTTCAAATATTGTATTACATAATTATGGAGTAACTGGTCCAGTAGGATATACAGGTCGTCAAGGGCCTATAGGATATACTGGATCGATTGGATTAAAAGGTGTTACTGGACCTACTGGACCTATTGGATTAAAAGGTAGTATTGGAATACAAGGTCCGATTGGTTTAACAGGACCGCAGGGTATTCAGGGAATACCTGGGCCACCATCATCAGTAACCGAAAAAGTAGTGCCATTAGATTTTAACTGGACAGCTACAGATATAGATAAATTTATTTTTTATAGTCCGAATAATTCCGTTATATCTAAAAATGAATATGAATGGAGTAATAATGCATATACAGTATCAGGGTATTCAACACCTATTATTATGTTTTTCAAAATTGGGTTAACAACAGGTTCTTGTGTTGTAGGATTTTGTGAAAATCCTATAAATTCTATAGGATTTAATGGAATCGATTATGGATTATCTTTCATAAGAGGACAAAATGTTAAAATAATAATAAAGGGAACTCAATTATCTTATGGGCGCGATAATAATGCATATACTGTAGATGATATATTTTCTATACGTTATGATGGTAATAGTGTATATTTTTATAAGAATAATAAACTTATTTATGGACCAGTTAGTAGATTAAGTACAGCTCCGTTGTATATGGATGTAACATTCGAACAAAATGGTACTTATATTTATGATGTAGAATTATATAAATTAATTCAATTTGTAGACTTATCTACAGACCAAAGGGTTCTAGGCAATAAGTCATTTATAAATGATGTTTCAATTCAAGGACGTCTATTTATAAAAGATTCAAATATCAGTAGATATCCGATTATCCATTATGATGGCAATACTAATACACCAGCATTAAATCCATCATTAGGACCTCGCCAATATGTATTTATAAATAATTATAGTAAAATAATTTTACCTACACCAACGGTAAACTGGATAGGAATTGAGATAATTACAAGAGTAATAGATGATAATGCTATAAAAAACAATAATCTTATTATACAAACAGAAGATGGCAGTAATACAATAATGCCTTTATCTGTAGGAATATCAGGACTTGTAAATAGCTATCAAACAACGGATTACTCTGTAAATTTTATTTGTGATGGAACAAACTGGTATCAAATTCTATAAAAAAATATTTTAATAATATATATTAAAATATGTCTATAGTAACATTAAAGAGAAAAACACAAGCACAATATAATAATAGTAGTGTAGGACAACCTGCGTTTTCTATAAATGGTACTCGAAGAAGCCAAGGATATGTAGGACAAACATCTCTTTCTAGATCTTTACCAAGAACATTAATGAATGGACCTACTCCTCGCGGACATGGAGGATGTTGTGGCCAGTATTACAACGGACATATAATTCAATCCGCAGTTACTTCCTTGAACAATCCAAATGTTATTAAAAATTCCGTTATTAATACAACAGGTATGATTAACGAAAAATTAAACTGTTTAACTAATGTAAATGAGAAATATTTTATAAGTTGTGGACCAAAACACCAATCAAATATCGTAAAGTCTCAAACAATTCAATTTGATTATATCACAAATAAAGCAAAAACGGCCATACAATGTGCAAATTTACCGAGTAATACAAGTAAGATTGATACTAGACCCAAAATATGTCAACCATGTAATACAAATTCGTTTTTTTCTAGAGGTCCAAAATATGTAACTCATACAAAACCGCAAAGCCAATATATTCCAATTAGTCAAAGTGAATATTTGGTAAATTTAGATAATAAATGTATTGAAAATGATAAAAAATACATTAATACACAATTAAAAAAGTCACCATTACCAGGGCCTCCTGCATCCTATTAATAGTAAGAATTAAAAAATTGATTTAATAATATACAGAATTACCTATATTATTAAAGATGGATCACAATAAAGAGTTAGAAAAGGATAATTTGCAAAAAGCATATGTAGAATCCTTATCCGAAAAAGAAAGAAAATCTTATGAAATCGCAAAAGAACATCTGGGTATGTCGTTCCAATTAGATAAAAGCGTGGGGTATTTAAAATGGTTAAAAATCCAATCTATTCCGACTTCTTCTTCTTAAGTAATAATTCTTTATATTTACTATAACTCATTACTTCATTTTGTAAATTACTTTCACTTTCTACACCATCTAATAATTTAGATTTAAACCCATTTAATTTATTTTTTTTAGGAGCTATTTGTAAAAAATTAAAACTACTCACTTTTCCCATTTGAATAAATAAATTACGATTATATGTCTTTTCTGGTTTGGGTTCATCTGTTGTTTCTTTTTTTACATCGGTATTGGTTAATTTATAATTTTTTAATTTAGCAAACGGTGCATCATCTTGTTTTTTCATATCATTTTTTTTATTATCTGTGTTTTCTTTTTTTTCATTATTTTTTTCATATTCCAAATAAAGTTTAATCAGAGGTGATTCTTTTTGTTGATCGACATATTCAGTATCTACAAAAAAATCACGACACCGATACAAAACTACATATCTCATAGCAACTGCATTTAAAATATTATAAGGAATACCAGTTATATCTGAATAATAAGCAAACCCTTGTTTATAAGCATTATAATACATAATAATATTACCACGGGGTGTATTTTCAAATAAAATACGTGATCTCCATAATTTTTCTACCTCATTATTTGGGTCAAGTAATGTTTCAAGTAATTCTTTCTTATCATAAAATTTTTTTTCTATATTATTATTCATGTTTTCAATAGAAAAACTACTCAGTAATTTATTTTTATTCGAATCAATATAAGTTTTAATAGGATCAATTATAGTTACCTTTTGTTTTGGAAAAATACGGTTATGTAAAATAAATAAAAAATAAAGAGTCCAACGATAACAATAGGTTAAAAAATAAATAACAGGATTCGATGGATTTTTCAGTTGTTTATTATTTTTTTTAATTATCAATTGATTTTTCATATACGTATCTAATCTGTTTTATTTTTAAGTTGATTTACGCGAAATTCAACCAAATCCTTCATCTCTTTCTCTAAATCAGGTACTTGAATACGTTGATAATTCTTATACACATTATCCGGGTGAATACAAATTAAATAAAGGTCGGTGACTTTCTTACCATACTTATGTTCCAAAATCATTTTATAAGTATTCAATTGAAGAGAATAATGCCAAAAGTTAGTATCTGGTAGATGAGATATACAAGTAGTATGTGAATACTTACCAAATTCAGCTTCATGCTTAATCTCTTGACATCTCTTCCAGTCATAAATTTGGATTGTCCCATCTGGATTCTCAAATACCATATCAATAGAACCCGAAAGCTTAAGTTCTTCATAATAAACCATCCATTCTGTACGGTATGGTTTCAATTCCGGGAAATCCTTCAAGAAATTTTTAAAATATTGGTATTCAATACTCTCATTATTCACATCCATACCGTTAAAATAACATTCAATATCATAATGCATCTTAGTTCCAGCACTTGATGCAGCATCACGATTCTTATCCCAATCTTCTTTAATTTGCTCTTTGGTCATACCATAGTATTTATACTTAGGATCCTTCATTTTCCTACCACGTAGCATATTATCAATTATAGCATCTGCATCAAAATGACCAAAATGACTATGATTAAACGTAGTTACAGACGTATATGTTCCACGTTCTCCACAAACTGTATAAACATGAGGACCTTCCTCAAACGTGATGAATTCATCACGAGGATGAGCATTTATGGTTGCCAAATATTGAGGGTTTCCTGGTAGATTCGTCATCTTCTTTTTAATAACTGTATAAAAAAATTATGAATTCAATTTTTTAGACCTTTTATTTGTTGTACTATTCTTCAATACATGTGGACCTTATATTCTTCTTAATTTTGTTATAAATATTATGGCGAATTCTACTATAACGAGATTCATCAGATACTCTTTCACCACCTAGAATCTTACGATAATAATCCATATACATTATTTTATAGGATTCATCTTTCTCCATTTTATCTCGATTTACTACAAACCACGACTTATTAAATTCCACTAGAAATCTGTGCGATATACGAGCAAGTAACTTATCAAAATCCGGATTCATAAAAGGTGTCCAAGCACCATCCGAATCATATATATAGAAAGCGTTAGGTTTTACATCATAAGCACGAATTGGTAATTTATCATTATGTTGATCGATAAACTTAATAAATAGTTCAGTTGTAGCTGTCAGTAAATCCTTATTATAAACAGTATCTAAATAATATTCCACATTATTTAAAAGCATATCCGTCCATTCTATAAAATGAAAGTTTGGTTTCGAATTACTGTTCAAAATATCATTAAATTTTAGTTTACGCTTTACTGATTTTTTAAGTTCAACATTTTCCTTTTCGAGTTTATTTATGCGAATGGATAATTCTTGTATTAATGAGAACATTTCTTTTGGACTAGGTATTCGTTCATAAGAATCAATCTCATTATCCTGTTCTCGCCTAGTTTTACTGAGGAATTCACAAGTTTGAATATGCCGGTCATGATTAAATTTCTCTTTATATTCTCTGTTGCAAAATCTACAACAATATCCAGATTTAGAATTCATTTTATTTTTAATTATAAATTATATAGTATACTAGATCAATTTTTCAGATGAAAATGTTTTTTATTGTTAATAAAGACAGTATTCCTATAGGTAAAGAAAATTCCAACGGTATATACGAAAATAAAATTATTCCAACTTCAAAAAATAAAGAATCATTTCTTGTTGCTACAAATATATTAAGATACGGTATGGTCGACAGACTTAAAAATGCATCTAATTGCTCGACATGTGGTAAATAATTTATAAATATATTATAGTTATGAATAAATTATTAAAATATTGTATTTTGTTAATGTTTATTATTTTAGGTTCAATTTCATTTAGTAATTTTACAAGCATTTACGAAGGATATAACAACAGTTCTACAAACTACGTTAATGCTGTAAATGATGGTGTTGCTGGTACAACTAAAACTATTACGAGTAAAAATTCTACAAATGTTGGTGCATACGGTTCAAATGGTATAGCTAAAAATGGTTATGATTCAAATGGAAATCCTATTCTGGATTTTGATGCAAATCATAACCCAATTATAGGATACAATAATGGAAAACCAGTAACAGGATCTTTATCACCAACATCTAGTTCGTCAACAACAAAAAAATTACCACCTATTACTGGAACAATTGGTTATAATGACGATGGAACACCAATTTATACGTATGGTAAAGATTCAGATGACAATTATATTATAGGTTATAATCCCGATGGAAGTCCGATTACATCAACATCAAAAATAACCACCAATAATTCAAATAATACAGATTCTTCATGGATTCCACCTCCGGGTTGTATTGTTCGAAATGGAACAGTCTGTAAAAAAAATAACGTTGGTTTATGTACTGATCAATATGGTATAGGTTGTGATACAGCTTGTTGTGCATCAAACAGTCAAACTACTTCAACACCATCACCAATTACTGCTTCAACACCATCACCGACTACTACTTCAACACCATCACCGACTACTACTTCAACACCAACTTCAACACCATCACCAACTACTACTTCAACACCATCACCAACTACTACTTCAACACCATCAACAACTACTACTTCAACACAAGTAACACAAACATCAGAAGCAGTAAAAGGAATAATTATACCAAATGCAACAAAATCATATAGTTTCTAATTTTAGTTAATAACATCTATAATATATCATGTATATATATTATAGAAATGAGTCAATTTACAACAGATCTTTTTTTAGAACCAAATACAAAACAATATGGAAGTCATATGGTAATGACCAACGTAACCAAACAAACAAAGGTAAAATATGTAAATATAGATACTAGATTTAGAGATGAATATAATTATCTTTCAACCGTAAATTACAATTTAACATTACCGCAACGTATTACTGATGTAAAAACTATGACATTAACTGCTATTGAAATACCTATGAGTATCTATAATATTTCTTCAAATATAGGTAATAATTGTTTTTCCGTTCAAACATCTTCGCCGTCATCCACCTCAATAATAACTATTCCCGACGGTTATTATACAATAGACACATTAAAAACAGCGATTAATAATGCATTAAGCACATATAATCTAACATATAACTATTTGGGTTTAAATTCACAGTTTTCATTAATTAATGCCGGAACATCAATTACTATAAATTTTGATATTACAAAGTCCGGTACAAATGATAAATATAATGTAAAATCAAAATTAGGTTGGATTTTAGGATTTCGTAACATAACCTATGTTATAACAAGAACAGTAACTACATCAGAGTCATTTATCGATTTAAATGGACCAAGATATTTATATGTTGCTTTAGATGAATATAACAAAGGAAACCAATTTTCCTTTGTATCACCTTTATATACATCATTAATAAATAAAAATATAATTGCTCGTATAAGTTTGGATACTGCTACACATCCATATGGAAAAATATTACCAGCAAATTTAACAAACGGACTATTAGTTAGCGATACTCGTAGTTATACTGGTAAAATCGATCTTCTTAAATTAAATCTTCAATTGTTAGACGAAAATGGAAATAATGTGAATTTAAATGGTCTAGATTTTTCTTTTTGTTTAGCTGTTGAACATGAATAAAGTAGATATTCGGAAAAATATAGAGAAAAAAAATGAAATAAAATATATATGAAAAAATATCTTATTGTAGGGTGTGGTCTTTCGGGTGTTGTAATTGCTGAACAAATCGCAAATAAATTAAATAGTAAAGTAACAATTATCGAAAAAAGAAATCACATAGGAGGGAATTGTTATGATTATATTCACGAAGAAACAGGAATATTAATGAATAAATATGGTGCACATTTATTCCATACAAATAATGAAGAAGTATGGAAATATATTACTAGTTTTGATAAATGGGAAAGATGGGAACATAAAGTATTAACATATATTGAAAATAAACTTGTTTCTATCCCAGTAAATATAACTACTATAAATGAGTTATGTGGAGAACACTTACAAAGCGAAAATGATGCTGTAAATTGGTTACAGGAAAATCAGGTAAAATATGATTCTATTCATAATAGTGAAGAAATAGCGAAATCAAGAATTGGTGAAGTACTATATAATAAATTAATAAAAGATTATACATATAAGCAGTGGAATAAATATCCACATGAGTTAGATAAATCTGTATTACAACGAATACCCATACGTACAAATTTTGATACAAGATATTTTAATGATAAATATCAAGCTTTACCAAAGAAAGGATATACTCATTTTTTTGAAAGATTACTGGATAATAAAAATATTGAAGTAAAATTAAATACGGATTATTTCGAATATATAAAAGAAAATAGCAATTATGATATTATAATATTTACAGGTCCAATTGATTCCTATTTTCCAGATTTGGAAAAATTAGAATATAGAAGTATTGATTTTCATATTGAAGTTATTAAAAATATGAATTATTACCAGCCAAATTCCGTAGTGAATTACCCCAGTAAAGACATCCCATATACTAGAATTGTTGAATATAAACATTTTTTAAATCAAACATCAAATGATACAGTAATTGTATCTGAAACAACAAATGATGTTGGAGAACCCTATTACCCAGTTCCAAATAAAAAGAACTTAGATTTATATGAAAAATATAAAATTCTTGCAAAAAATGAAGAGTTAAAAAATGTATTCTTTGTAGGTCGACTAGCAAATTATAAATACTTTAATATGGATGAGGCAATCGCTAATAGTTTGGATTTTTTTAATACTGTAATTGCAGAGAAACAAAAAATTGATTAAAAATAAAATTATTATAGTTTGAAATATAAAGAATTCATACTATGAAAACAATCAATATTTTAAATAAACCAACAGAAGAAAGACAACATCAAACAACTATTGATATAAGCGCTTTATCAATAGAACAGAAATATGCTTATCATAAATTTGTAAAGGGTGAAAATCTATTTATTACCGGACCTGGAGGAACAGGTAAGACTCGACTTGTTCAATATCTAGTAGATTATGCAAAATCTGCAAATAAATCAATTCAAGTATGTGCTATGACTGGTTGTGCTGCCATCTTACTACAAAGTAATGCGCGTACCCTTCATTCTTGGAGTGGAATAAAACTAGCAAAAGGACCAAAAAAATCTGTTATTGAATCTGTTTTACGAAGCAAACATGCAGCAAAAGCATGGCGTGCAGCTAAAATTCTTATATTGGATGAGATTAGTATGCTTTCGAAAAAGGTATTTGAAATAATCGAAGAAATTGGGAGATCCGCACGTAAATCTACTTTACCATTTGGTGGATTACAAGTTATTTTCGTTGGAGATTTTTATCAACTTCCGCCAATCGGTACGGAAGGAGAACCAGATACAGAGAGATTTTGTTTTGAGTCACCGGTTTGGAATACTGTATTTAAAATGGAAAATCATATTGAATTAAATACTATTTTCCGACAGAAGGATCCTATTTATATTGATATTTTAATGCAAATTCGTAAGGGTGAAATAGATGAGGATAAAAGGAGAATACTTCGAGATTATTTAACTCGTGAGTATGATTCTGAAAAAAATAATGGTTGTGTTCCGACAAAGCTGTTTGCGATTCGTTCCAAAGTAGACTATGTAAATACACAGATGTTTACAAAACTCCAAGAAAAAGAACATGTATTTGAATACAGTTATAAAACAGATTGTTTAACTTATTTAGAATCAGGTAAAATAATTCCACCAGATATCATGCAAAAATGCAACGTATTATCTGTAACAGAAAAAGACATTGAACTTGAACAGATATTAAATAATAGTCAGTGCAATAAGGTCTTAAGGCTTAAAAAAGGTGCAGCTGTAATGTGCACAGTAAATTTAGATATGGATAATGGCATATGTAATGGAGCACAGGGGATTATTTTAGATATAATAGAACAAGGTCAAATAGTTACACCGGTAGTAAAATTCTCAAATGGATTAATAAAACGTATTAATTTGCATTACTGGCAATCTGAAGATTATCCTATTCTAGCAGTTGGTCAATTTCCTCTATGTTTAGCTTGGGCACTTACAATTCATAAAATTCAAGGTGCTACTCTAAGTATGGCAGAAATAGATATTGGGAGAACTATATTTGAATATGGACAAACATATGTAGCATTATCAAGAATTCAATCGTTGGAAGGTCTATATCTATCCGCATTTGAACCGGATAAAATCAAAGCAAATCCAATTGTAAAAGAATTTTATAATAGAATACAACCAATTGATTATACGGTTATCGAAGTCGAAACTGAAACAGTATTTGAAGAAAAAATTAAAAAGTTTGAATATCAAGAAGACATCAAAGTTGTAAAATTATAATATCTATATAAAATATAGATGGTTGCAGGAAGTATTTTACCAGTTACAATCCATAATAATAAATTATTTTTTTTATTTGGAAAGGAAAACCCTATGGAAGATAGTTCAAAAGGATGGTCTGATTTTGGTGGTGGTGTAGATAAAGGTGAAACTCCTTTTCAAACCGCACTACGTGAAGGTGGTGAAGAATTAACCGGGTTCCTAGGTGATAAAAAACAAGTAAAAAAACTTATTCAAAAAGGTGGAGGAGTTTATAAATTATCACATAACGATTATCATGTACATATTTTTTTTATGGAATATGATGAGAATTTAATAAAATATTATAATCAAAATCATCAATTTTTATGGGAAAGGATGGATAAAAAACTATTAAATGATTCAAAATTATTTGAAAAGATAGAAATAAATTGGTTTTCAATAGAAGATATGAGAAAAAAGAGGTCTGAATTCAGAAATTTCTATCAAGAAATAGTAGATTTATTTTTAAGAGATATTGAGAACATAAGAACATTCATAAATAAAAAGAGAAAGAACAATAGAAAAACTAAAAAAAACTACATATAATGATGATTTTAGAAAATTCATAATCATTTTATTCAACCAATAAAATGATTATATACCTTCTAGTTAGAATTTGTAAAAATAAAATACAATGTAATTGTATAAAACCATTTATTATGTCCTGGCGGCAATATGGTGGTACGAATAAGCAACAATTAAGTACTATTAATGCAGGTTCAATAGTAGCGAATCAATTTTTATCTAGAAGTACTGCTGCTAACGTAAATCAATTTGATAATTTAAAGGTAAAGGGACAGTTAATTATTCAAGATTTTATAGCAACCGGAACATATGTACTCGGATCAGCATCAGTAATAACAAGAGGTAATTTATATGTAAAAGATCATGCCTATTTTGGTACTGATTTATCTGGAGGAGATTTAACTGATTTATCAAATGGGAAACTCTTACCTTGGACATACATATATGGTAATTCATATGGTATTAGTATTAATAATGAAAAGCCACAAGCAGTTTTTCACATTACTGGATTAAGTTATGAGGTATTAAAAATAGATAGTAGTTTAAATACTATACGCAACATAATTGGACAGAATGTAAACGCTCATGGTGTAGTAATAGCTGCAGATGATATTTCATCAAATATTTATTTTTATAATAATGTTACTACAGATAAGAAGAATACTCCAGATGCTTATGTTAAAAATACTTTAAATGAAGGGTTATCACTTGGATCATATAATTCTCAAATAACATTTGATAGTAATGGTAATCTTACTTTAAATGCTGCAAATACACTTTCTTTATTAAGTTCAACAGGAAAATTTAATATTACGAGTACCACTACAAATTTAGAATCTCATTTAGTTGTATCTAACCGTGGAACAAATTACAAAAATTTATATAACGAATCAGGAGTAATCTATGATAATTCTAATTCTAGATATTTATTTAATATCTATGATGTAAGCTCTGCTATTACTGGTAATGCATTATCCTTAGTAGCTTTTGATAATAGTTCAAATTCTTTTTTAAGAATAATTGATACAATTGGCATAGGACTTTCAATTGGTGGAGGTGCATTTCCTGCAGATACAACCCGTTCTTTTGGAACAATAGGCCTTAGTGATTTATCTGGCAATTTTATTTTATCTCAAAATATAGTTTCGGGGAATAATAAATTAAAATACGTTAGTACACTAGGCATTAATACATTCTCACCAAAAACAGAGGATTACGTGTTAGATATAAATGGTCCGACTAGAATAGGGAATGGAGAACTTACAACAGTTTTTAATGCAACTTTTGAGTTCAAACAAATAAATTTTTCAAAGGTATCGCCAAATTATGGTATGGCAGTTGGTTCTTCAATAAGTCCAGGTATGATTCAATATAATGGTGGGATCCCAGTAGTAACATATCCGCAATATTTTGCATATACTACAAACGCAGGTTTATCATGGAATACATTACCTATAGATACTTCACCACAACGGTCCTTCGTAAAACGTAGTGATAATGCATTTAATTCTTTGTATGTTTATGATAGTAATTTTGCTATGATAGGTAGTAATGATAGTGTATTATATTGGACAACCAACGGTGGAACTACATGGGAAACACTAGTTTATAATAATAATGAAACCAGCACACTTCTTTTACGCAATACAACATCTATTTATATTCAGGCTATTAATAATAGTTCTAGTTTTCGTATTTATTTATCTTTTGAGTATACATATGATACTACAAATACTGCTGTAAAATACAATACAATTTATTTTAATTTTAATCCATATGATCCAACTGATCCAATTATAACAAATGGTGGATACATAAATTATTTAACATCCGATCCTACAACCAATATTCAAAATTATTTCACCTTTTCTAATGGTAATTATTCACCACCTTATGGTCCGAATAATTATAGTTTTAATGTAAATGCAACAGATAGTAAAGGTCAGTTTATTTATTTGGTTGGAGATGGTATTATAAAAATAGATAAAAATAACCCAATATCTACTATTTATAAGAGAAAAATAAGTAATACATATAATTCGTTATATATTTATGATAATGATCACATAATTGCAGTTGGAAACAATATTTTATCTTGGACAACCACAGCAAGTATTGATAATACCGGTTCAGGATGGAATGATGTTTATTTAAATACTACTAGTGTTGGAAATGCCAACTTACAAGGTGTTTATATTTATAATGCGAAAATAGCTGTAGCTGTTGGTGACAAAGGTGTTTTTATTTATACGAATAACTGGCAAACTAATCCAGTTTGGTCAATTGTTCCAGATAGTTTATTAAATTCATTTGGAATATCAAATCGTATCAACGGATCATCAAAGCAGCTAAAAAATATTTATATGTTTGATATTAATACATTTCTTATCTCAAATGTTTCTACTCCATATACTCCAAATACTTATGATTCTAATAATAATATTATATCAAATGGAATAACATCAGATAGTAGAATTTTATATGCCTATTACCCAAACCTTTATAATAGAGTAAATAATACAATATTTGAACTTTCGGGAAATATGGTGATGTCTGGCGATTTGAACATAAATGATTATGGCGAATTAAAATCAAATAATTATACATTTCATTTATTAGAACATAATGTAAATACTATTTATGCTGGATATGATGCAAGTACTATATATATTGGTAGTACTGGGACAATAAATAATATGACAGGTTCATTATTTGTAGGAAACGATGTATCTATTAATTCAAGATTATATGTTATGAAAGATGTATCTATGAATGCTCGTTTATTTGTATCATCCGATGTTTCTTTGAATGGAAACATATATACACTTGGTCGTACTATTTTACAGGGTGATGTGTCTATGAATTCCCGACTTTTTGTAAATGGTGATGTATCTATGAATTCTCGCCTTTTTATTAGTAGCGATGTATCTATGAATAAACGCCTTTTTATAAGTGGCGATGTATCCATGAATGCGAATACATATACACTTGGTCGTACAATAGATCAAGGCGATGTCTCCATGAATTCCCGACTTTTCGTGAACGGCGATATATCTATGAATTCTCGTCTTTTCATAAGCAGCGATGTTTCCATGAATGCTCGTCTTTTTATAAGTGGAGATGTATCTACAAATGGAAATATGTACACACTTGGACGTACTATTGATCAAGGAGATGTATCTATGAATTCCCGCTTGTTTATTAATGGAGATGTCTCTATGAATTCCCGTCTATTTGTATCTTCGGATGTTTCCATGAACGCCCGTCTTTTTATAAGTGGAGATGTATCTACAAATGGAAATATCTACACACTTGGTCGTACCATTATTCAAGGAGATGTATCTATTAACTCACGCTTATTTGTAAACGGAGATGTATCCATAAATTCTCGTCTTTTCATAAGCAGCGATGTTTCCATGAATGCTCGTCTTTTTATAAGTGGAGATGTATCTACAAATGGAAATATGTATACACTTGGACGTACCATTGATCAAGGCGATGTATCTATGAATTCCCGCTTGTTTGTAAATGGTGATGTATCTATGAATTCTCGTCTATTTGTATCTTCGGATGTTTCCATGAATGCCCGTCTTTTTATAAGTGGAGATGTATCTACAAATGGAAATATCTACACACTTGGTCGTACAATTGGTCAAGGCGATGTCTCCATGAATTCCCGCCTTTTTGTGAATGGAGATGTATCTATGAATTCTCGTCTTTTCATAGGCAGCGATGTTTCCATGAATGCCCGTCTTTTTATAAGTGGAGATGTATCTACAAATGGAAATATCTACACACTTGGTCGTACTATTGATCAAGGCGATGTCTCCATGAATTCCCGCTTGTTTATTAATGGCGATGTATCTATGAATTCCCGTTTGTTTGTATCTTCGGATGTTTCTATCAATAAACGCCTTTTTATAAGTGGTGATGTTTCGATGAATGGAAACATGTATACTCTTGGCCGTACCATTATTCAAGGAGATGTATCTATTAACTCACGCTTATTTGTAAACGGAGATGTTTCCATAAATTCTCGTCTATTTGTTAGTAGCGATGTTTCCATGAATGCCCGTCTTTTTATAAGTGGAGATGTTTCGACGAATGGAAACATGTATACTCTTGGCCGTACCATTATTCAAGGAGATGTATCTATTAATTCACGATTGTTTGTGAACGGAGATGTCTCTATGAATTCCCGTCTATTTATTAGCGGTGATGTTTCTATGAACAATCGATTATTTATAAGCGGTGATGTTTCTATGAATGCGAATACATATGTTCTTGGCCGTACCATTATTCATGGAGATGTATCATTCAATTCACGTTTGTTTGTTAATGGAGATGTCTCTATGAATTCTCGTTTGTTTATATCTTCGGATGTTTCCATGAATAAACGCCTTTTTATAAGCGGAGATGTTTCTATGAATGCGAATACATATGTTCTTGGTGGCACTATTTTACAAGGTGATGTATCTATAAATTCCAGATTATTTATTAACGGCGATGTATCTATGAATTCTCGTCTATTTATTAATAGCGATGTTTCGATGAATGCCAGACTGTTTGTAAGCAGCGATGTTTCTATAAACGGAAACCTATATATACTTGGTCAAACTATTCTTCAAGAAGATGTCTCTATCAATTCCCGCCTTTTTGTGAACGGTGATGTCTCCATGAATTCTCGTTTATTTGTCTCTTCAGATGTTTCCATGAACGCACGCCTTTTTATAAGCAGCGACGTTTCTATAAATGCGAATACATATTCTCTTGGTCGTAGTATTTTACATGGCGATGTCTCTATGAATTCTCGCCTTTTTATAAATGGAGATGTTTCTATGAATTCCCGTCTTTTTGTATCTTCGGATGTCTCCATGAATAAACGCCTTTTTATAAGCGGAGATGTTTCTATGAATGCGAATACATATTCTCTTGGTCGTACTATTTTACAGGGAGATGTCTCTATCAATTCACGTTTGTTTGTGAATGGTGATGTCTCTATGAATTCACGACTATTTATTAGCAGAGATGTTTCTATGAATGCCAGACTGTTTATAAGCAGCGATGTTTCTATAAATGGGAATATGTATTCTCTTGGCCAAACTATTCTTCAAGGAGACGTTTCTATCAATTCCCGCCTTTTTGTTAACGGCGACGTATCCATGAATTCTCGTCTTTTTATTAGCGGTGATGTTTCGATAAATAATCGCTTGTTTGTCTCTGGCGATGTTTCGATGAATGGAAATATGTACGCTCTCGGAGGTATCATTATTCAAGGAGACGTCTCGTTGAATTCCCGTGTTTTTATAAACGGCGATGTATCTATGAACTCCCGTCTGTTTGTATCTTCAGATGTCTCCATGAACGCCCGTCTTTTTATAAGTGGAGATGTTTCTGTAAATGGTAATATGTATACACGTGGTCGCACTATTCTTCAAGGAGATGTTTCTATAAATTCTCGCCTTTTTATTAACGGTGATGTTTCCATGAATTCTCGGTTGTTTGTATCTTCGGATGTCTCCATGAATAAACGCCTTTTTATTAACGGTGATGTTTCCATGAATGGAAATACATATACACTTGGTCGTAGTATTCTTCAAGGTGATGTCTCTATCAATTCCCGAGTTTTTGTGAAAGGCGATGTATCTATGAATTCACGTTTATTTATATCTTCAGATGTTTCTATAAATGCGCGCTTATTTGTAGGAGGAGATGTTTCTATAAATGCAAATTTGTATACATTTGGAAAAACCGTATTAATGGGAGATGTATCTATAAACTCTCGTTTATTTGTTGGAAATGATGTTACTATTAATGGACGTTTAAGTATATTAGAATATACACAATCTAATGTTATATATACGAATGTTACTACATCTAATTATACTTTGATAATAGCAGAAGATTTATCCTTAAATGGAAGATTAAATGTTAATTACGATGCATCTTTGAATTCCCGTGTTTTTATAGGTAGTGATGTTTCTATGAATGGAAACATGTATACACTTGGACAAACAATTTTGCAGGGCGATGTTTCTATAAATTCACAACTTTTTGTGAATGGCGATGTTTCCATGAATTCTCGTTTGTTTATTAATAGCGATGTCTCCATAAATTCTCGTGTTTTTATAGGAAGTGATGTATCTTTCAACGGGAATATGTATGCTTTTGGCCAAACTATTTTACAAGGCGATGTTTCTATGAATTCACGATTAATTGTAGATAATGATGTCTCTTTAAATACCCGTCTTTTTATAGGCGGTGACACCTCTATGAATGGAAATATGTATACCTTTGGCCAAACTATTTTACAAGGCGATGTTTCTATGAATTCTAGCCTTTTTATTAATGGAGATGTCTCCATGAATTCCCGTCTTTTTATTAGTAGTGATGTATCGATAAATTCACGTGTTTTTATAAGTAGGGATGTTTCCATGAATGCGAACATGTATACATTTGGACGCACTATTTTACAAGGAGATGTTTCTATGAATTCTAGATTATTCATAAGTAAAGATGTTTCCATGAATGCACGACTTTTCATAAGTAACGATGTATCTTTTAATAGAAATATGTATACAAAGGGGCGTACTATACTTAATGGAGATGTTTCTATGAATTCCAGACTTTTTATTAGTGGCGATGTTTCTATGAATTCCAGACTTTTTATAAGTGGCGATGTTTCTATGAACTCTCGACTTTTCGTAAGCGGCGATGCTTCGTTCAACGGAAATATGTATAACTCTGGACAAACTATTTTACAAGGCGATGTTTCTATGAACTCCCGTTTATTTATTGATGGCGATACGTCTATGAATTCCAGACTTTTCGTAAGCGGCGATGTATCTTTCAACGGAAATATGTATACTTCAGGCCAAACCGTTTTACAAGGCGATGTTTCTATGAACTCCCGTGTTTTTATTGATGGCGATGCATCTATGAATTCCAGACTTTTCGTAAGCGGAGATGTTTCGTTCAACGGAAATATGTACACCTCAGGCCAAACCGTTTTACAAGGCGATGTTTCTATGAATTCTCGTCTATTTATAAGTGGCGATGTTTCTATGAACTCCCGACTTTTC